CCGGGAATCGGAGGCCAAGCGGGTACGACCGGAGCGCGCGGCTAAGCCGAAGCGTGTCCCCAAGCCCAAGCCCGTCGTCATGCGGCCGTATGTCCCCGCTGTCCAGGTCGTCATCGGCCCTGAGGCGATCGAGCGGGTGGAGCCGGTGGATGTGCGGGGGCATGAGGTCACGCGGATTCCGGCGGTGCATGGGTGGGGGCGATGAACCTCTACAACGAAATCGACTCCTACGCCGCGCAGTGGCTTCGCGGCCTCATTGATGCCGGGGAAATTCCTCCCGGCGACGTGAACGAAACCCCAATCGAGGACCTGAATGCAGACGACATTGTTCGATACACCCAATGCCATTTTTTCTGCGGAATCGCCGGATGGCCTCTCGCCTTGCGCCTCGCCGGATGGCCTGACGATTGGCCAGTCTGGACCGGCTCATGCCCCTGCCAACCCTTCTCCGTCGCTGGCAAGGGCCTCGGCGAAGACGACCCGCGCCACCTCTGGCCTGCGTTTCGGAAACTCATCGCCAAGTGCCGCCCTGACGTCGTGTTTGGTGAACAGGTTGCGGGAGCGGCTGGATTGCGATGGCTCTCTGGAGTACAAGCTGACGTGGAGGAAGATTCGTACCGACTGGGGTTTGCGGAGCTTTGCGCTGCGGGCGTCGGCGAGAAAAGATGGACTGCTGTTGTTGACGAGGACGGTAGAGTTGAATGGGAGGGCGACTATGTTGTTGGGGCGCCCCACATCCGGCAAAGGCTTTTCTGGGTGGCCGACAACTTCCACGCAAGACGCGAAGAGCGACGGCCCCAAGACTATGGCAGAAATCACGGAAGCGATAGCGGAGGATCGGCCTATCCGGCGGTCAGCGCAACGGCTGAGGAATTTTGTCTCGCTCTCCGGCTGGGTCTCCCCCACGGCGACGGACGGGACGCGCGGGAACCTGCCGCCGCGCCCGCACGATACGGGAGTTCCGCTGGATCAGATGGCGGCGCTGGTTGGGTGGGCAACGCCGAACGTGCCGAACGGTGGCCGCTCGATCAGCCATGCGGAGATGAAGGGCGCGACGGCCTATCACGACGGGAAGAAGGCGCAGGGGCACGGCATGGCGAACTTGAACGATCAGGCGGCGCTGCTGGTTTCTGGTCCGACTTCGACATCCTCAACTGCCTCGACGGGAAATCGCGGCGCACTCAATCCGGACTTTTCCCGCTGGCTCATGGGGTATCCGGTCGAGTGGCTGTTCGCCGCGCCGGTCAAGAGCACTGGTACTCGCGGACGGGCACGCTCCGGGGATTTGGGAATGCCATAGTGCCGCAGGTTGCGGCCGAGTTCGTGCGGGCTTATATGGAGGCTCGATGACCCCCCACGACCCCCTAGCCGAAGCCATCGCCGCCATCGTCGTGGAGCGGCCGGCACCGGTGGGCGTTGTGCGGGGGCGGTTCACGCGGGTGGCGGCGGGGGTTAGTGGCCTATGCCCACAGTGACCCACGCCCGCGCTGAGCAGCTCCGCTGCGCGGCGCTCTACCCCGACCCCGGCGCATGGTTGGGGTGTCATGACTGGTTTGCAGAGGAGATATTGATGGAGATGGAATACAGTCAGTTTCTACAGGCCAAGCACGTTCAGGCCGAGCCGTCCGGGTTCATCCCGCAACGGCCAATTAACACAAAGGCGTTCCCGTTCCAGCGGCATATCATTGACCGTGGACTCCGCGCCGGGAAGTTCGCGCTGTTCTCCGAATGCGGAACCGGGAAGACGCTTATGCAGCTCGAATGGGCGGATCACGTCGCATCACATGCGGGGCGCGACGTCCTAATACTTGCTCCGCTCGCCGTCGCGCCGCAAACGAAGGAAGAGGGCGCGAAGTTCGGCATCAACGTCACGCTGTGCCGTCAGCAATCGGACGTGAGGCCGGGGCTGAATGTGGCGAACTACGAGATGCTGAAGCACTTCGACGCCTCGAAGTTCGCGGGCGTCGTCGTTGACGAGTCGAGCATCTTGAAGAACTTCACCGGCGCGACGAAGCGCCTCGTGATGGAGATGTTCGACGGGACGCCGTACAAACTGGCCTGCACCGCTACACCAGCGCCTAACGATCACCTCGAACTAGGCAACCACGCGCAGTTTCTCGACGTGATGCCGTCCAACCAGATGATATCCCGCTGGTTCCTAAACGATTCCATGAAGGCGGGCGGCTACCGGCTCAAGCATCACGCGGCGGATGACTTCTGGCGATGGGTGGCGTCGTGGTCCGTTTGCATCGAGAAGCCTTCCGATATCGGCTTTGATGACGACGGATGGAACATGCCAGCGCTGAACATGCACCAGCATATCGTTTCCGTTGACATCACGACCGGCGCGGAAGGCAAGCTATACCGCCACGCGGACCTGTCAGCCACCGGGCTACATAAAGAGATGAGGCTGACCGCTGGCGACCGGGCGCGGCGGGTGGCTGAGATCGTAAACAGCGCGAAGTCGGAGCCCTGGATCGTCTGGTGCAATACCGATTACGAAGCCGCCGAACTAGTCAAGCTTCTGCCCGATGCCATCGAGGTATCCGGGCGCGATTCGCTGGCAGAAAAAGAGCGCAAGCTAATGGCGTTCACACACGGCCAAGAGCGCGTGATTATCACGAAGCCGAAGATCGCGGCGTTCGGCCTGAACTGGCAGCACTGCGCGAGCATGGCGTTCGTCGGCCTCAGCTACTCCTACGAAGCCATGTATCAGGCCATCCGCCGCTCTTGGCGGTTCGGGCAGAAACGGCCCGTCCAAGCGCACATCGTAACAGCCGAGACCGAAGGCCCGGTGCTCGAAACGATCAAGGACAAGCAGCGGAAACACCTCGAAATGAAAGCCGCAATGGTCAACGCCATGAAGACAGTGGGCGGGCAGCGCGGCGTCAACCAACCAGCGAAATACATACCAACGAAGATGACGGAGATACCAGCATGGTTATAAATCAAGAGCACGGCAAGAGATGGGCGATGTATAACGGCGACTGCTGCCAAGTCGTCAAGGATATGCCGAGTGATAGCGTGGGGCTAACGGTATTTTCCCCGCCGTTTTCTTCGCTCTACATCTACTCGGACAGCGAAGCCGACATGGGCAACTGCAAGGACGATGAAGAGTTTTTCGAGCACTTCTCTTTCCTTCTGCCTGAGCTGTACCGGATCACGATTCCGGGGCGGCTTTGCGCGATCCATTGCAAGGACTTGCCACTGTATCGCGGCAGCGACGGCGCGGCGGGGCTGACTGACTTTCCGGGCCAGATCATCGTCGCCATGCAGAAGGCCGGATGGACGTTTCACTCCCGCTGTACGGTTTGGAAGTGTCCGGTGACCGAGCGCGAGCGCACCAATAACTCCGGCCTGCTGCACAAGTCCGTGATGTCCGACTCTTCCCAGATTCGGATGGGGATGGCTGACTATGTGATCGTTTTCAGGAAGTCGCCCATTGGCGACGATAACCGGAGCGATTCGCCCATCGAGAGACCGAAGGGATTCACGCGGTTCATCGGTGACCCCGCGCAAGACCCGCGCAAGAGCGATAGCCACCCTTCGAAGTTCTCCCGTAAGGGTATCGGACTTGAGCAGGGCACGGCCGGCGAAATTGTGGACCGTTCCAACATCGTTATCTGGCGACGCTACGCGGAGCCGGTTTGGTGGGACATCGACCAGACCGACGTGCTGAACTTCAAGATCGCCAAGGACGCCGAGGACGAAAAGCACATCTGCCCGCTACAACTGGGGCTGATCCGGCGCATTGTCGAGCTGTGGAGCGCTCCGGGCGATGTGGTGTTCTCCCCGTTCGGCGGAGTTGGTAGCGAGGGCGTGGTGGCGATCGAAGAGGGCCGGAAGTACATCGGTATTGAGTTGAAAGAGTCGTATTGGCGCTATGCCGTGCGATATCTCAAAGACGCGGAGTATGCCGGCGAAGGCCAGATGGGGATGTTTCAGGAGGCGTGCTATGCCGAATAACCCAGACACCGCCGCCCAGGTGGCGCGGCTGAGAGAAATGGCGGCGCGATTCAAGCATGATGCGGATATAAACAGAGACGATGCTTCGTCTGTCCGCAACGGCCATGTCCTTCGTCTGTACGTTGAACAGCTAGACGGATATGCCTCTGACGTCACCGCCGCCGCCGACGCCCTGGAGCGGGAGGCGTGGTGCGAGGAGCGAAAGGTGGATGTCCGCTATTCATATGAGCGGCAAGAATGGACGGTTGAGAGGGAGATAGCGCTAGCGCGATACGCCCACAAAACCGCCCCCACCCGCAAAGCCGCCATCGACGCGGCACGAGGAGGTGGGAAGTGAAACGTAGCTGGTTCTGGAACCAACAGATGGGGCCTTGGCGTATCTGGGGCCTGTGGTGGAAACGGCGGGTATTCATCGGCGTATCGGTAATCAATAAGGGCGAGGAGTGGACGGAGTAAACAGATTATGAGGCTCACCAAACAGGAACGCGCCAAGGCCAACATGCTGGCCGCTATGATCGACTGCTCACCTCACGAGTGGCCGAAAGATCAGCACGAGATCCAGTTGCTTTGCCATGGGTATTTGGACCGCGTGGTGGATAATCAGGCGCTGCGGGATCGCATCGCCCAACTCGAAGCCGAGCTGGCGGCGGCGAAGGGGGATGCGGAGCGGTATCGGTGGGCGCGAACGCATCCAGTAAAGCTGGAGGATTTGCTGGAGAAGTTCTGGGGCAATCCTGAGGCGTTCGACGCCGCCATCGACGCGGCACGAGGCCCCCAATGACCCCCATCAAACCCCATCCCCGATCCCGGCGCACCGCCGCAGACCGCGCCCCGGAGATGACCGTCGAGGCGCTGCGGGCGCGGGTGGAACGGTGTCGGGAGCACCTGGAGGACACGATGGAGGTGGTGCGGCGCTGGGATGGCCGGATGGACTTGGCCCGGTTGCGCTGCTTGCGCGGTGACCTGCGAGCGGCGGACCTGGAGGTGGAGATGTTGATTGAGGCGGTGGAGAAATTGAGGAGGAGCGCATGACCTGGACAAGAGAGCACGACCGCATCATTGCCGAGAAGTGCGAGGGCCTGCGGGTCGTCGCGGACGGCGACGGGTATTGGGTAACGGACGATCGCGGGAAATGGGAACCCCTGCCTAAGTATCGCGAGTACCTGCCGCATACCGTCCAGGCGGCGGAGGCGTGGCGGAAGGGGGACCAAAATAATCGGTACTGGGTGCTCGAATCGGCATACGTCGAAGAAAACAAAAGCCACGCCGTAGCGCATCAGATTAACGCCTCATGCCCCGATCAGTTTTTTGACGGATATAGCCCAACCCCCGCCGCCGCCCTCGCCCACGCGCTGTATCAGGCGGTGACGGGATGAACATACGGAAGGGGGATATCGTGCAGTACCCGAATGATAAATGCCGGTGGCGAGTGGTGGGCTTCGGGTTCTATCCGGAACTTGGGCACTATTCGAGAATCTCGATGGGGCGCAAGTGGGTTCCGTTCGCCGTGCCCACTAACATGCTGCGCGTCGTCCGGAGGCGCCGATGACCCGCATCATCATCCAGCACGAGCCAACGATCCCGCTCGAAACGGTGTTCCGTCACATCCTGGCGGCGCGGGAGTCGCCGGATCGCGTGGTCGTGTTCGTCGACCATATCAGCGTGTTCAAGACGCCGGGGCACTATTTCGTGCGGCGGGTGGAGCCCGCGGCCAACTAATCTAGACCTTCCTCGTTGGTTCTGTTTTGCCGACGCTACCGACGAGGCAGGGGGCACCCCATAAAAGGAGGGCAGACGTGTTTACTGTAACAGAAAATGACGTGGAAGCCGAGATTCTGCGGTTTCTCGCGCGCCATGGGTGGATCGTTCGGCGGCAGCACTCGGGCGTGTTCCGCACGAACGCGGGCCACTCCGTCCGCATCGGCGAGAAGGGCATGGCCGACTGGTCAGCGATGAAGCCGACCGAACGCGGCACGGTTCGATACCTGGAGGTTGAGGTAAAGGCACCGGGCAAGGCGGCGCGGCCGGAGCAGCGGGAATACATCGCCAAGCGCAAGCACCAGGGAATTTCGTGCTGCGTGGCGGATTCCGGGCTGGCGTTCGAGACGTGGTATTTCGCGGAGGGGTTTGAGTGATGAGCGCCCAATGGTTCATTTACGCGCTGACAGACCCTAAAACAGAAGCCGTCCGTTACATCGGCTATACCGCTAACCCAAAGAAGCGTTTGTACCAGCACATATACCACTGCAATGGAAAAGATAGCCACAAAAACAGCTGGATAAAGAAGCTGCTATCCGAAGGGAATTCGCCGAATCTGGTCATTCTTGAACGGGGCGATGGGCCATGGCAGGAGCGTGAGAAGTACTGGATACAGCATTATCGAAATCTTGGCGTGCGGCTTACCAATTCGACCAATGGTGGCGATGGTGCGTGCGGTTTGCTTGTCAGCGAAGAAACCCGCCGAAAGATCGGCAATCAGTCTCGCGAGAGTAAGCGCTGGGTAAATGGGATTAACGCCGCCATAAGTTCAAACATAGGCAGGAAGCAGTCAAAAGAGGCAATCGAAAAGCGAGTAGCCAAGGTCATTGGCCGGAAGATGTCACAAGAAGCTAAGGACAAGATCAGGGCGAAAGCGCTTGGCAGGGCAGTATCAGAAGAAACTAAGGCCAAGATGTCTGCTTCTCACGTAGGTAAAGTCAAGAGCGAGGAAACGAGAAAGAAACTATCTCGGTCCTTGATGGGGCACCCAGTCAGCCAAGAGCTACGGCAGCACTTCTCCATCACTAGGAAGGGTATCCCGTGGTCGGATGAGCGCCGAAGGAAACACGAAGCAAAAAAGGCGGTGCAGGCATGAGCGGACAACAATTGCGGCCATATCAGCAAGCAGCCATAGAGCAGGTTCGGGTAGCGTTTTCTGACGGAGCAAGAAGGGTTCTCCTAGTTGCCCCCACGGGCGCTGGGAAAACCACAATTTCCGCAAGTATCATTGCCAGCGCAGTGTCGAAAGGTAGAAGGGTTTGGTTTTTAGCACACCGATCGGAGTTAGTGACTCAGGCCTCTACCCGCCTAGACCAGTTCGGCATCCGTCACGGCGTCGTTATGGGGCAGCACTGGCGCGACCGGCCGCATGAACTGGTCCAGGTGGCATCGGTGCAGACTCTCGTGAATCGGGACTTTGACGTGCCGCCGTCGCTCATTATGATCGATGAGGCACACCGGGCGACGGCCGCATCGTACCAGACGGTCATTGCGAACGCTGGCAACCCGTATCAGATCGGGCTCACGGCCACGCCGATTCGGAGCGATGGCAAAGGCCTCGCGTCGATGTTCGACGTGATGGTGCAGTGCCCGCCGATTCACGAACTGATCGCCATGGGCTACCTTGTCCCGCCCCGTTCCTTCGCCGGACGCCGCATCGACCTTCATGGCGTCAGGATAGCTGGCAACGACTACGACCGCGACGAACTCGCCGATGCGATGAATAAACCGCACCTCGTGGGCGACGTGGTGACGGAGTGGAAGCGGCTGGCGAACGGACGGCCGACAATGGTATTCGCTGCGGGCGTGAAGCACTCCAGGACCATCGTGGAGGCGTTCCTGGCGGCTGGAATCCGCGCCGCGCATTTGGACGGGGAGACGCCGAAACAAGAACGGGAATCCATCCTGCAACGCCTCGCCGATAGACGCCTGACGGTCGTCAGCAACGCAATGGTGTTGACCGAAGGCGTAGACGTGCCCGTTGTGTCTGCCGTCGTCCTGGCGCGGCCGACGAAGTCGAAGGGCCTATACCTCCAGATGGCGGGCCGCGGATTGCGCACGGCCCCCGGCAAGACGGATTGCCTGATACTGGACCACGGCAACTGCACTATGGAACACGGGCTAGTCACTGCTGAACAGAACTGGCAGTTGTTGGACGACTCGACGCGGAAGCGGGGCAAACAGGTTTCGTATGCGGAGACGTTCAAGGTATGCCCGGGCTGCGGCGAGGTGGCGGAGCTACAGGACGACGTGTGCAAGTGCGGGTATGTGTTCGCTGTTCGGGCGAAGCAAAAGCAACTCAAGGTTTACAACGGCGTGCTAGAGGAGGTGACGGAGAAACGCATTCGGGAATACACCGAGGCGCAACGGAAGCGAAAGTATTTCGCGCTACTCAGCGACCAGCACACCGAACGCAAGAAAGACGGTTCGCCGTTTTCGAAGGGCTATGCGTTCGTTAAGTACGAGGGGATCTTTAAGCAGAGGCCGGAGTCGGGCTGGCGGACGGAATGGAACGACAAGAACGCAGGACTAATTCAGGAGTACGCGGATCGGTGGGCGGATTGGCTGGAGTATAAGTCTGGATCGGGCGAACAATACGGGGCCGCTCTGGATGACTACCTATCGGAATGGCCAACTATAGATGCGTTAATTGAGGCGCATTCATGAAGATAGGTGACAAGGAGTTTCCTACCAAAGCCGCCGCTGAGACGTACATCCGCGAAGTTCTTGCTCGGTGGAAAGGTCAGCCTTTTATTGGCGGCGATGACGCTCGGTTCGTAGGATCCCTGCTGGCGTTGCACCCACGGCAGCACTTAATCATTGATTGCGGCCTCAAGCATATCAAGGTGCAGGAAATAGACAAGGGCTACCTGAGGTTTTTAGCCGTCAGAGTTGACAGTTCAATCCGTGATTTTTCATGGAGGCAATGTCTTTCGCCGAAGTCGCAACGCTCGCAGGTTATGAGCATTTGCAGGTCGGTGGTAGATCCTCAAATCATAACTTTCCGCAACGACTTCTGGCGCAACAATAATACCGCCGATTGTCCTATCACGTCGGAGCCGATGACTATCAGGAGCTCAGACGTTGACCACGCGCCGCCGAATACCTTCGCGGTGTTGGTTGAAAAATGGCTTCGGGTAATAAGAAGCGATTTTGAGTTGATAGAGATCGAGTATCGCTCTGGATACGAGGAGCGTTCTATGTTCGCTGAAAGATGGCTCGAAGAGGATTGGTCCGAATATCACATGCAAATCGCAGAACTTAGAGTCGTCTCCCGAACCGCCAACCGCTCGATTCTTCGCAGGAAGGTGGACCATGTCTAGACTCCTTGACGCCGCCCTCCACTACGCCCGCCGCGGCTGGCCTGTGCATCCGCTCAAGCCACTCTCGAAGATCCCCGCATCAAAACACGGATGCCTAGACGCCACAACCGACGAAACCGTAATCCGCCGCTGGTGGACAGAAAACCCGCAGTACAACATCGGCCTAAAGACCGGCGTGATGTGGTTCGTCCTCGACGTGGATTCCAAGCACGCTGATGCGGCCGAGTGGCTGGAGTCGGTCAGCCTGCCGGAAACCATCACGGCCGTCACAGGGACAGACGGCAGGCACTTCCTGTTCAAGTCGCCTGAGTTCGCTGTCCAAAACTCCACCTCGAAGATCGGGCCGCACATTGACATCCGCGGCGTCGGTGGCTACATCGTTGCGGCGCCGTCGATCCACCCAGACACGAAGCAGGAGTATGCCTGGGATTGCCCGGATGAGTTCCCTGTAGGGCAACCGGCAAACGCTCCCGACTGGCTACTGGAGCGGCTGAAGCCTACCGGCAGTCAGCGAGTCGGGCCAGCGCCGAACATCATTCCGCATGGCCAGCAGCACACAACGCTGTTCAAGTACGCCTGCTCGATGCGGTCCAAGTACGGGATGGACGAGGCCGAGATCCTACCAGCGCTCATCACTCTCTCAAAGCGCTGTGAAATCGTACCTCCCGAAAAAAACATCGTGAAGCTGGTGGCCGATGTCTGCAAGCGGTACGCGCCGGGGATGTCGCCGGAATACGTTCAGCAGGCCGAGCCCGAACCCATTGACGCCGAATATGAAGCATCCGACGTCGAAGTTCCAGCCAAGCTCACCCCCAACGCCCACGCTGACCGGCTGATGCAGCAGCATGCCTTCCTGAATCACAACGGCGTCCTCTACCAGTACAACGGCACGCACTGGGGCCAGATCGACGCCGGATCGCTGAAGCACCTGGCGCTCCGAGCCGAGCCGCGGCACTCGAACATGAAACGCCGCTCAGAGATCGCCAATCGCATTGTGGACGAATCACGGAACGATAACGTGCGCTGGCGGAATCTAGAGAAGTACGAAATTCCGCTGATGAACGGCGTGATCGACGTGCGGTCGATGTCGCTCCGCTCGCATCGCAAGCAGGACTATCTGCAATCCTGCGTCCCGCATGAATACGACTCTTCAAGCACGTGCCCAGTTTGGCAAGAGTGCCTCGATACCTACTTCGGCGGCGACGTTGACCAGGACGCCAAGCAGGACGCGCTGCAGGAGTTCTTCGGTTATTGCCTGATGCCCCACGCGACGTATAAAAAAGCCCTGCTGTGTAAGGGTGAATCCGATTGCGGTAAATCGACCATCCCGTATTTGTTGCGCGTAGTGGCCGGACAGGCGAACTGCTGCGCGGTTGGCGTCGAGTCTATGGACGATCCGCGGAAGCGGGCGCCGCTGCGGGGCAAGCTGGTCAATCTTCTCACGGAGCTTACCTCGGACGCCATGATCGCCGATGGTGGATTCAAAACACTGGTGAGCACGGAAGAGCCGATTCTGTTTGACGAGAAGTTCCTGCCGCCCGTGCTCGACGTGCCGATCGCCAAGCACGTAATCGTCACGAACGTACTGCCTACGATCAACGACCGCAGCCGGGGCACGTTTAACCGGCTGCTCCTGATATCGTTCAATCACGTAATCCCGCTGGCGCAGCAGGACCGGGCCATCTGGGACAAGCTCCGCGCCGAGATTCAGGGGATCTTGCATTGGGCGCTTTACGGTGCCCAGCGGTTGTACCTCAACGGCGGGACGTTCACCAGCGTGGGACGCGCTGAGGTTGAAGAGTATCGGGCGAGTCAGAATCCGATAGTGGAGTGGATTGCAGAGGCGTGTGAGATCGAGGAAGGCGGCCGGGCGCCATTGCCAGACATGCGGGACCGGTTTAGCCGATGGTACGGCAAGACGGTCACGCCCCAGTGGTTTGCATCTTTACTGAGATCAGCCGGTTATGAGGTGACAGCATCTCCGCTGCACTTCCAAGGGCGTAAAGCCCGAGCGGCCATAGGCTTACGGCTACTTTAGAGCACCAATCGGCCCTGCTTCGGCGGGGCTTTTTGCGTTTAGGAGTGGAACGCTGGAACGCTGGAACGCACGATTTCCTATTCCCTATTTTCCTCTCTGTGTTTTCACTACTTTTGTATTTTCAGCGTTCCATGCGTTCCAGAGGAGATAAGTATATATAGAATCATTGGTTTGGAGTGGAACGCTAACCTATTTGCGGTAGCGTTCCACTAGCGTTCCAGCGTTCCATGAATCCTGCCATGGGCGTGTCGACCAAAACATATTGTGTTTTCTGTTGACACCACCACAACCGATGGTATATCCTGCCCCTGTAGAGTTTATCGGACGCTACCGCTTGCCTGGGACAGCGCAAAAGAGTCCAGCACCCGAACGGCGACGCAGTACGGGCCGTTCAACTCCGAGGGCTTTCTTGTCTTCATCGAGTCCATCCCTCCTCCCTTCTGAAATGCTTGCCGCTTTTCTCGCTGACCCCGTTTACGAGGTCAAACGGAAGGACGGCAAGCGTTTTTTGCAGGCCACGAAGCAGCAGATCCTGACGCTTTTGGCATACCGCGCACTGGAGCCCAAGCGACTCGAAACAGGCAAGATCAACGCCTGGAAACTTATCAAGCCCATCCAGCAAGTCCGCACGATTCTGAAGTCTGAGCGGGGCCGATTGGATGCGGAAGGCAATCACACGGTGCGGCGGGTGAAGGCTTCGGTTAGTTCGTACTACGAGCACCGGATGGACGTTTGCGCGGGGTATCGGCGGTGAGGCGGTTTGATCGGTCGTTCCTGGAGACATAGGGCAGTTAAAGCGTGGGCCATCGGCCGTGTGAACAGATGGCATCTGGACCGGGATTGCGCGGAGTCCTCCCACCCGGTGAATAACTGAGGACCTAGCACGGCTCTCGCTTCAACTGCCTTATATGCCCCTCGCCCCGCCCCGCTGGTGCCCCCGATGCAGAACAGCGCACCAGGGGAGATGCCCAGACCAGCAGCGAGCACCTGACCTAAGACCAGACTCTACCCGGCGTGGATACGATGCCACGTGGGAACGGCTATCCCGCATGGTTCGAGCTGAAGAGCCAATCTGCCGACACTGCCAGATAAACGCGTCGCAGATGGTAGACCACATCATCGCGCTGGCTGATGGTGGGCCGAGACTTGACCGGT